AGCCTGAACCAGAGCCAGAACCAAAGCCAGAACCAAAGCCAGAACCAAAGCCAAAGCCAGTTGTCGTATGTCCTCCTGGAACAAAAGATGATGGAAACGGAAATTGTGTTTCAATCCTTCCACCAATACTTCCGCCAGTAACTCCTAAAGTAACACCAAAACCAGTTGTTCCTAGTTATAAGGATGATGATAAAAACGGTATTCCAGATTTAATTCAGGCACCAAAACCAAGTTATAAGGATGATGATAAAAACGGTATTCCAGATTTAATTCAGGCACCAAAAACCGTATTGACTCCTGTTCCAGGAACTGGCATACCAGGAACTGGCTCTGTTGCAAAAGCATTTCCACCAATAATGGTTCCAAGGGCTGTTGTTCCAGCACCTAAAGACTTAGATAAAAACGGAATACCAGACAACATACAGGCACCAAAGAAGACTCTAGTTCCAGGAACTGGCGTGTATCAAGGAAGCATGTTCATTCCTCCTAAGTATAAGGCTAAAGGTGGAATCATTCCAAAGATGTTTGCGCTTGGCGGTTTTGCAAAGGGTACTGACACAGTGCCTGCAATGCTAACTCCAGGAGAGTTTATTATGAGCAAGTATGCTGTTGATTCCTACGGCTTAGAGAATATGAGAAAAATAAATAATGGTGATTCTATTGACGGTACAGTGTATAATAATACATATACATTAACAGTAAATGCTAGAACTGATGCAAATCCAAACGATATTGCACAGGCGGTAATGTCAACAATTAAGAGAGTTGATGATAGAAGAATTAGAGGAGTGTCCTTAAATGGCCGATGAAGAGATAGATCCTAGGGTAACCTATATACAGGGTCGTAAGAAATACAACAGACCTAGTGGAATGCTTTGGTCTGAAAATACTGGAACTCTTAAAAATGGTTTGTACGTTCCCAATGGATATGAAATAGGCGTAGATCCAGAAAGCGTTGAAGACGAAACATTACTAGATCAATTTTTATTAATTACTGACGATAATAGACAGCCACTTGAGTTTTCTGAGGAAAGAATTGAAAAGCGTGAAAGAATGATCAATGGCAGAATGAGATCATATCATATTGCAGACAAAATTACATTAAGCACAAGTTGGGATATGATACCTTCTAGGTCCCATTCAAACATACCAACCTTTGATACTGCAACTGGAATTTCTCCATACAAGTCTTATACGACGGATGGTGGCGCAGGAGGCGCAGACATGCTTGAGTGGTATGACTCACACAAGGGGTCTTTCTGGGTATTTCTTGCATATGACAGAAAAGGAATTTTTAAAGGAACATCAGAACCATACGATCATCTTGGACAATATAACCAACTTATTGAAATGTTTATTAGTGATTTTTCTTACTCTGTTGAAAAAAGAGGAACTAATTTTGATTACTGGAATGTCTCAATAAGTCTGGAAGAGGTATAATGTTTGAAGACAAAGACCTGCAAACATTTTTAGAGACTTCTTCAACAGTACGCAACAAGTCAATAATCACAGCAGAATGGAACATGAATACACCCACCAATATAAAGCATATTGGAAACTATAGATACAGACCAACAGAGCCTTCTTCTATTTATTCTTCACTGCCAACCAGTTTTGATATTAATGATGCTGGAAATTTTTATACAGGAGCAACCGATGCAGATGTTTTGGTAGATGGAACATTTGACAATGACAATATCCCAACAACCTTTTTAACAAAGAAAGAAAAATTACAAACTCTTTATTCTTTAGAGGAATGCTTTAACCAGTTTAGACCAAGGTCTGGAATCAACAAGGCAGTCTTTTTTGAGAACGGAAAACTGCACCACCCTAACCTAGTTATGGCTGATAGACCAAGATATTATATGCCAGATAAAAATGACAAGTTTAAGTATTGGACATCATACAGAACAGAACTAGGACAAGAGTACGGTATTGCTTCTAAGGTTAGAGGTTCTCAAAATTCCATAGAAGATGCTTGTCCGTTTGTTGTGTACAAAGAAAAGGTCCCAACAAATAGGGTTGTCATTAAGATGCAAACCCACACTGGAACAGAAAACCTTGGACCATTCTCATCATCAACAGGATCATTTGCAGATCCATTCTTTGGCGAGTTAAATCAAAAGGTGCCCACAAGATGGAAGATTCAGTTTTTAAAAGATGGAAATTGGCAAGATGTAATATCATTTAATCCAGCAATAAGAAGATCAGATGGTTCGGCAATTATCAAAAGCGATGGATATGTAGAAATCGCTTATGGATTGGTAGTACCAGAAGAGTGGAGATCAAACTTTGTTTTTGCAGAGGTATACACAAGCATATCTCTTCTTCCTGAAAAGTCTGTTATTGGATATGCTTATCTTATTAAAGAAAATGAAAACGATATAGGAAAGTTCCATATTTGGAACGGTGAAGATTATACAATTGTTACACCAGGATACGGCTGGTATGTACAAGATGAAACAGTAAATAGACTAACCAACTTTGTTACAGATGCTACATCACCCAATGTATTCACAAGATCTTTGGATGGAAAAGAGCAGTATCGAGAGTTTGAGTATATATCTGGTATTAGAATTGTTGTCGATGCAATGAACGTAAAGGATTCAACATTTGACCTTATAGAGATTTCTCCAAGACTTGTTATTAATGTTTCCGATAAAACGTTAGACTATTCAATAAATAAAAGCGCTTCAGATCTTGGACTAAGTGGTTTGCCAGTAGGTCAGTTAATTGCTTCTGAGGGAAACATTAATATATTTGACTATGACCAAGCATTCAATGAAAACAATCCCTCAAGCATAATAGCAAAGTATGTAAACAGACATGTTCAGTTTAAGTTTTATGAAGTAATAGTAGATGTCAATGGATGGGACTACTATGTTCCAATTAAAACATTGTACTCTGACTCATTTCCAAAACAAGACATTATGGGCAAAATCGTATCATTATCTTTAAGAGATATGTATTGGTATTTAGAATCAATAACTGCTCCACAAATATTAATGACAGAGGTCTCTGTTAGTTCTGCCGTATCTCTTTTGCTAGACCACATTGGTTTTTCTAACTACACATTTAAAAGAGTAGCAAATGAAAAAGAAATTATTATTCCATACTTCTTCGTTGGACCAGACAAGAGTGTTGCAGAAGTGCTTCAAGACTTGGCGGTATCAACTCAGACTGCAATGTTCTTTGATGAATACAATAATTTTGTTATGATGAGTAAAGACTATATAATGCCAACCAAGGATCAAAGACTAACAACATTTGCCCTTAAGGGAACTAGTGATTTATTTCAAGACAGAGAGATCAACAACAAAACACTTCCAGGTGCAAAAATTGCAAACGTTATATCTGTATCTGTTCAGTCAAACAATGTTTATAATGATGGAGTGATCAACTACACAACAAGGCATATACAAAGATCTATTGGATCGTTAAGACAGGCAAGCCTTCTAGATGATGAAAGGTTCTATACATACAAGCCAGTTCTCTTGTGGGAAGTATCTGGAACAGAAAATACAAAGTCAATCAATAATGAGGTTGGCACTCAGTCCTCATATGTTCTTTCTGCAATACCATTAAATTCTAATCTTTCAGCAGAAGTTCCAGTTGTTAAAAATAACATTGTTATAAATAACACATTTAGTCTTGGTGAGGCTGCATACTGGATTACAAGATACAACGGATATTTTTATTCACAAGGTGAAATTATAAAATATGATGCCGTTCAGTATAATGTTACTGGGTTTGGAAATGTTTGGATAACCTCTATCGAAGACTATCAAAACTATTTTTCTAAGTTACCGTTTAATGGAAAGATATATCCAACAGGTCTTGTAAGAATTTACTCAGAGCCAAAGTACTTTGAGCAATCTGGAGTTGTTAAACTTCAAAATGGAGAAGTTCAAAAGCATGGTCGTGGACAATTTGGAACAACTGTAGTAGCACACAGCGCAGGCATATCTGATTACTGGAAGTCTGACGATAATATTAAGGGCTGCTACATGGCTTCAGAATATCTTTTTGAAAAGTCAGAGTTGCCCTTAGCAACAACTGTTGGATCCTCTGGTAAATTAACTGATGCCAACGTATCTTCTGATGCACTTGCAAGAACATCTTCTAGAAGTGGAATTATTAAAAACTTTATGTCAACTTCTATGGTTGGTGAAATAACAACTAACACCAAGCAACTTCCTGGATCTATTCAGTCATCAGCATTGTCTTTGACAGGTCCAAACTTTACTACAAAAGAAAAGCCAAGAAATTTTATTTCATATGTTCACAAAACATTACAGGGTAAAAAGTATAAGCACTTTGGAACTAGAATGAGAATAGTTGGAAAGATTGAGAGCAATCAAGACCGTGGACAAACATCAAATGGTTCTTCTACATACTATGTTGTTAACGGTTCTACTCCAGATAAAAATATTAACATTGCGGGTGGTTCTGCAGGAATTGCGGTAATGTTAAATCCTACAACAAATGTTGGATACTATTTTGAAATAGCAGCCCTTGGATTAGGAAATCTATCAGAAACAGATAGACAAAGTGTAAGCAATGTTTTCTTTTATAAGGTAAAGTCTGATAACGGGAAAGCAGTTCCCGTAGGTCTATGGGATGGCCTTGCTCAGATTACGGTAGATGATGGAAGATTTACTGGTCAGTCAAGAATGTTTGCTGAAGAAAATCCGACGGTATACGATTTAGCAGTAGAGTACGAAGACATAGGAAAGACAAGAAGATTCTACTTATACATGAACGGCAGATTAATAAAGACAGTAGACGATAATGATCCTCTACCAGTATACTCTGACATAGCGCTATTTACAAGAGGATCTTCAAGAGCGATGTTTGAGAATGTTTATGCACTATGCAACAACTACTCTCAAAATACTTCCTTCTCTTTGGGTGCTCCAGTTAATTCTGTATTTGGAGATAATGAGGTTGATGCAAACGAATCATTTAGAAAATATGCAATTAGTGGTTTGATACAAAACACATATCTATCTGGTATTGGATCCTCAGAGCCTCCAAAGTATGACATATATTTTGAAGAGTTTGGAAGCATAATGAGAGAGGCAGCAGTATTTAATTTTAAATATGATAAAGCCTATCCAGCACTTACAGCAAAAATATCACCAACTTTTAATAAGATGAAGGGCTACGTAGTTTCTGGGTTTAGAGCGGGATCATATGGCGCAGAGTTTTTAATATTTAATGCAACAGACTCTGCATTAAGTTTAGACGAAACAAGCGGAAACTATCTAAGAATCCAGGGTGTTACATTTACTCAAGAATCTGACAACAACATAACAGTTGATGATTATTTTAATAAGAATAGCCTTACATCAAATCCACAGTTTATTGCAGATAAATTAATTTCAAACCCATTTAAATTTAAACAAGACTATCAAGACATCAAACTTAGTAGAATGACTTATGGTAAAAGAGATTTTTCTTTAGATACCCCATATATACAGTCACAGGATGAAGCCTCAAGTCTAATGAAGTGGATAATAGAAAAAACATCAAAGCCTAGAAAGTCTATTGGAGTTAAAATATTTGCAATACCAACAATACAACTTGGTGACATAGTTAGTTTAGATTATAAAGAAAATGCTATTGATATGGCAGCAAACTCTTCTAGCAGGTTTGTTGTTTATAACATTGAATTCTCAAGAGATTCTAGTGGACCAGATATGACATTATTTTTAAGTGAGGTTGTTTAATGACAAGCCCAACATCAGGAGATGCAGTTGCAGCACTGCCCAAAGCATTGCCAAAAGGAATTGATGATTCAGTAAAGATAGCAACTCCAGATTTAATTTTATTTAATGAAGACGTAATGTCTATTGACATAATGACAGACTTAATCTTTGAAGATATTGGTGGCTATGAACTTGCAACTATATCTAGGCATGACTTGGTAAATGGGCAAAAGGTAGTATACTCTCCAATTAAAAATTTAACAGACCTATATTTACAGTATAATCCTAACAATGTTTTAAGATTACAAGAATCAGACTCTTACTTTAAGTCTTTATCTTTGTCTATCTTTGACCACCTACCAGTCTGTGGAACTGGTTACGACATATCTCCCCCAGAAAGCAATCCAGATGAAAAAGACAAGACTAAATGGAAAAAAACACCAAATTGTAAATCGGTTTACATAGATCCAATAAGCGGCGACCTGATTATTAATCTAATTAATGTTAAAGAGGGCGAGCAAGCAGAGGTTCAAATTTTAACTAGTGGAGATACTTTTAGTGATACAATACATAGTATATGATATGGGAGTAATTAATGATAACTAATATAGGTAAAAATCTTTTAGCCAAGTATCTTGTGGGGCAGACGCAATCATATGCCTCTCACATTGCTGTAGGCTGTGGGCCCACTCCAGTGTCTTCTGACGGGGGTAATTTCGGTAACTATAGCCTAAAACAATCTCTAGATTTTGAGATGTTTAGAGTTCCTATTATTTCTAGAGGATTTGTAAATGAAGACGGTATAGATAAAATAGTTCTAACCGCAGAATTACCAACAGAAGAAAGATATGAGATTACAGAAGTAGGAGTATTCTCGGCAGCATCAAACCCAGTTGCTGGATCATATGATAGTAGAAATATCTATTCTTTTGCAGACACAGACAATTGGCTATATCAG